CTTCTGCAATTCTAATAAATCCACCAGAGCCAGCATTACTTGTAATAGGTATAGCATCACCAACACTATATGAAGTGCCAGGATTTGTTATAGTTGTATCTATAATCATATTTCCAGAACGAAAACTACTCACCCCGTCCGAAATTATTTCATTTTGCCAGAATGTTCCAAGTACCTCAGAAAGAAACATAGTAGAGACTGTAAACTGACCGATGTTTTCTTTAGTAATGGATTCTACTATAGCTGTAGCACCAGACAATTGACCTGTAATTCTCTTTCCAATTAATTCATATACACCATCATTAACAGTATTATCTAAAACTCTAATGATTTTATCTTTAGAATATTTTCCATCTGATACTCTAAGAATATCTTCTCTTGGAAAATAAAAAGTAATCTCTTGTTTATATAATAACCTAAAAAGAAATTGAAAAGATTTCTCACTACCTTTAGTTCTATAAAAATCTCTAAGATGTTTTAGAACAAATGGTTTATTTGCATTTGCAAATACAGCCTCTGGAATATCCTCACCAAATTGTTTCTTGAAGTACTGTAGGAAATCATCGACAGTCTTATCTACATTAGCATAGTTATCAAGACTACCTATAATTTCATATGGCTTACCTTCTTGCTCCATNTACTCATAATATGCTTCCATGAAATCAACAAATAATTGATGATCTTCTTTTACAAANGCAGGGAGTTGNCCTTCTACCTTTGCACTTATCCTTTCGTGAAACTTAGGATGTATTGGATGATTTGGATTTACAGTTGTCATATTAAATTATTGTTTCTGCTACCATATTGATAGTAATTGATGATGCTTCGTTTGCATCATATGTAATAATCTGTTCTCTCAACGGAGTAATATCACTATTGTTTAACTCAGGNGTAACATTAAATCTTATACTAGAAGAACCATCAGTAATCGCTAATGGTCTTAAACTACCTAATTGTATTTTACCAGTAGTATAATCAATTGTTCCCTGATTGGTAGAACCATCAGATTGTATCAGATATTCTTTAGGAGTATCAACAACACCATTAGTAGTCTTTGCAGCCTTAATGTTTCCAAGTGAATCGTCAACTAATGAATATGTATTTCCATCAGTTCCAGTAAATGATGTTGAAGTAATACTGCCCTTCTCTATTGCATTAGTAAAATATAAAGTATAAGTCTGTGGAACATTTAAAGTTTCTGGAGCTATTCTTTGTTGATACTTAATAAGTGTCTTATTGTTTCTGATAGAATTATTTGTATTATCAATATCTTGTACTAGTTGTGAATGACGAAACTTCTGGTCAAATTTTTCAAGATTGGTTTGTAAATAATTTTCAATAGAACTATTAATATTAATTTTCAAAGTATCTTCATCTGTCAGATTAGTAATAGGATCATAATTNANNGTACTATCAATAATAAGATAAATGAAAACAGGATTAACTATAATTGGTTCAACAGTAACAACATTAACCCTTTTTAAAATAGAATTCTTAATAGAACTTTTTGTTGTTTCACTAAGAACATTATTCCCCGTTAATTTAACAGCAATAAATACTCTCCCATATTGTACTGGGTCAGCATCTTCACCACCGTAAACTGTTACTGATTCTATATCAGGACGCTCTTGTAAAAGTATTGCTTTATAATCATATTTAGTTGTAGCTCTATTTTGTGTTTGATAAAGTTTTGGTGCTTGGAATTTTAAAGATTCTATACCCTGTGCATCTGCACCACCCGTAGCACTCTCATTCGTTGTCAAAGTATATTGTGATGATGACAATTGAGCAACACTACCAACAGCTGTAAATGTTGAAGCAAAATTTCCACCAGTACCATTAGTCACGATGTACTCAATAAAAACAACATTACCGTCTGATAGTTGTCTACCAACAGCACCATCACCAAATGTTATTTCATATTTTCCACCTTCTACTTCTTGAAGAAAATAAACTCTATCAGTTCCTTTAATAGTAGTTACATCAATAGCATTACCATCAGCAAATGTAAAAACTTCTGAATCAGTAGAAGATTTTTGAACATTAACTGTAATAGTTGATATATCTATACTTGGATTAGGTAGAACAAATCTTTGTGTNTCATCTGCACCAACAACCGAATATGCTTTATTTAAAATTCTTCCTTCAATAATTTCTAATCCCGTAACTGAATATGTTCCAGTAGATGACCGCGGAATAGTTGTTGTTTTATTTGTTGCATATGTATAAGCAACACCATCAATACTTGAAGTAAACTTAGTATTTTTAGCAATCGTTAATGATACAGGAGAACCAGTAGGAGTGAAAGTAATATTTAACTTAGCTCGTGATGCTTTTCTTGAGGTTGGATGTACGTTGAGATGTTTTGCGTGAGATACAACCGACTCTCTCAATGAAGACGAATCTAAAAACATTTCGTTACCAAGCATATTTGCATAGTAACCCATGTAATGAGTATTGTAAGCTAGTAGGTCAACCAGTACAGCCATACCACTACCTTCAAAATCATAATCCTGAAATTTAGTTTGGCCTTTTAAAAATGTAACTAAGTTTGATTTGATACCATCAAACTCTAAGTCTGTGATTTGTAGTTTATCTGATGATGGCATTATCGAAGCCTCTCTAAAAATAATTCGATTGTTACTGGATTAGGATGGTTGACAACTCTAAATTCAATAGTTACATCAAAACCATTTCTGTCTAAATCACCACCAACAAAAACAGAAATAACTTCTGCTCTAGGTTCAAAGTTAGAAATAGCATTTTTAATAGCACCTTGAATATTACTCTTTGTCATGGGTGAAGATAGCTCAAATAGATGCCGAGTAACACCACCATCTATCTGTGGCTGGAATGGACGTTCATAGCGATTGGTAAGAATCAGATTTCTTACTGATCTCTTAACAGCCTCTACATCTGTCTTAGTAACAATATCCTTAGTAACAGGATGGGCTTGGAAGTCTAAATCCAAGTCACTCCAGCGTCTACTATTGGTGCTTAATCCTTTTGTGAAAATAGTTGGCATATTTCTTAACTTCTTCCTTGTATTGCTGTTTTTATTGTGTTACTATTGATATGTGGTTGGGTTCAATAAATCTTATTTACCTTGTCCTCTATAGCGTTTCCAACTTCTTCTCTTATGTTTGTTCTTTGGCATACTCCTCTTGGATGAGCCAATTGAAGTAACCTTCTTAACTTTGTCTTTTGGTTTGCTATCTTTTAGTAAAGCCATTATGTATCTCCTTTAATTAATATAGTTTTCCGAATGGGCCAAATATGTTTCCTTTTTTTTGTGCCAAGAAATACATACTCTTAACAAAATAATCGCGACGTTTCTTTCCAGAATCAGGTAAACAAAATAACTGATTAAGAAAATCAAGTTGCATTAGTTTAGACATAGCTATGTCTGGTGACTTCTTATACATAGCTAAAATATTACTTTCAAATTCTTTATCTTTGATGTTTGTATCACAACTATCTTTTATTTTTTTCCAGTATTTTTTAAACTCACCCGTTCTTTTTTTAAAATCTGCAGCCGTCTTTGGGAAATTTTGATGTTTATTATTTAGTGTTGATTTATAATCTGACATTAAAGTTGCTAACATATCTAATGGAACTTTACCAGCTCTTGCAGCTCCAGCACCTTTTATAGATGCTTCGACTTTTAAATTATTAAATCCTTTACTATTCTGTCTTATTTGAAATGTTCCTGCAACCGTTGTTCCATTAAGTACTTCAACAACTGAATCGGTTGATGATACGTTTCCTTTTTTATCAACATCTAATTTACATCTAACAGAACCTAATTTATAATTAGGTAACTTAGCAAACATAGTTTTTTCAATATTTACTAATTCCCATTGAGCAGTTTTACCAGACATTTTTTTAAGTGAAATACCAACTATAGTATTTTTTATAAACTTACTTCTTAGGACATCATTAATTTCTTCTATGGTAGCAGCTCTTGCAAGTGTTTCAATTTGTTTATTTGGACTTTCTACTAACCATATATCAGCTGGATTCCAAGAATCTTTTTGAGAAATACCTTGATCCTTGACAAGATTTGTAATCTCTTCCATAAAACCATCATCCCTAGAATAATGAAAATTATTATTTTTAGGAACTTTATCTGCTACCGTTATTTGTTGTTGGAAAAAAGTTTCCTCCCAAGCTGCATCCATATCTGGATATAATTTTTTTAATTCCTTTTTGCAATCTTTTAAAAATGTTTTTTTATCCTTATAACCATTTTTATTTAATCCTTGTTCAATAGCATACATAGATGCTCGTTCTTGCATAGCTGTACTTTTACCATCTGATTTGCTTTTGCCACCCATACCAGAATACTGGCTTTTGTCTATATCATTCCAACTAAAAATATCACCATTAGTAGTCTCAAAAATATCAGCCAATTTTTTACCATCTAATAATACTGAATCTATCTTTTTTTGGTCGCCATCACCAATACCTTTAAGGAAAGTTTTTATATTTTTGGTTAGTTTAATTTTTCCTTTATTACCA